TTCTAATTATTATATATGGATAAAGATAGTGAAATATTTAAAGGAAAGAGTTTTGCAGATATAGCAAAGGATTTATATGGTGCTTCCAAGAAAAAAGAATCTCAAATAAACTTACTTATATCTGAATTAAAACCATTTGTGCAAAACATAGGTGATGCAACCATTATAGTACCTTTAATAAAGGATTACCTTGAAGTAAGTGTGAAAAATGACGACCAGTTAGCTAAACTACTTGCAGTAGTACAGCGACTTATTGGTAATAATACACAGGGAGAGGGTGATTTTGGTATATCCGAGGAAGAGAAAGCTCAGTTATTAGATGAGTTAAACGCTATCGAAGAAGGTAATAAGAAGCTTAACGAAAAGGTTAAAAGTGTAAAAGATGGGGTATCAGAAAGTAAAATTCAATCACGGGACAGAAGCTAGGGTACAAACCGGGCCTTCAGGACCAGTCGATCAACAAACAGCAGAACTACAAAGTAGTCTAGAAGTTGCAGACTACCATATTGAACCAGCAGAGGTTATTGATATAATTCTTAATGCTGATCACGACAATTATGATTCTACAATTCCAGATCCAGAAGAACAGTTTGGCTTTATCAAAGTTAGAAGACTATTTTCAGATCAAAATATAGAAGATGAAGATAATCTACCATGGGCAGTTCCATTAACACGTAATATAAAACAGTATCCGTTAAAGCATGAAATAGTTTTAACAACCTCATACCTTAATAAACAATCAGTAGGTGACGCAGGTACTGAACAATTATACTACCATGATGTTATAAATATATGGGGATCTATTCACCATAATGCTTTACCATTTGTAACTATACCAAAGCCAAACGCAGACTCAGCTAACAAAAGTAAGATTGAAGAATATAAAGAGATAGGATTTGGTAACCCTAATATAGCAGGGGATGAAGGTGGTGATATTGAATATGGTGATACATTTAAAGAACAGCCTAAAATAAGACCAATTCAACCATACGAAGGTGATGTTACTTTTGAAGGTAGGTTTGGTCAGTCAATTAGGTTTGGATCAGCAGTTAAGAGCGAACCAGCTAATACGTGGTCGGATCCATCAACTGATGATCCAGCAGAACCTATAACGATTATACGTAATGGGCAAGACCAGGACCTTGAAGATGGTGGAGAGCATGTAATAGAGGATCCTAATTTAGAAGCTAGCTCAATATGGATGACTCGTGGACAAACAGTTCCTTTAACATTTGGTTCAACTAAATATGACGCGCTTTCTTTTACTGCAGGAACTAATACTGTAGGTGAAGATCTTACTGCACCTACTACTGATGATTTAATAGACGAAGAAGGTGAGCGTCAAGGTCAAATATTATTAACTTCTAATAGGTTAATTTTTAATAGTCGTGAAGCTGGTACCTACATTTTCGGTGGAGGTGGGATAGGCTTAACAACAGAAACAGATATAACTTTTGATGCAGGAGTTGAATTTTTAGTTGATACACCGTCAATATATCTAAATGCAACTGAAAAGGTAGAAATAGAAGCTCCACTTATATATCTAGGTAAATCACAGCAATCAGAAGATGATGGTGGTGTAGGAGCTACACAAGCTACTAAAGGTCACCCTCTAGTTTTAGGTGATGAAGATGATTTATGGAAGAGTACTTTATGTGATATTCTAGATGCTTGGCTTACCACACTACAGGGTGAAATTCACCCAACACCAGCTGGTCCATCAGGGCCACCTATACAAGCACCACAGTATGCTGGTCATCAAGCAGATATTGCAACATTAAAATCAACTCTAGCTACTAGCTACAGTGATACTGTGTGGGTGCAGAGAAACGGATAAATAGGAGATAGTATATGCCAGCTAATTGGGGAGGATTTACAGCAGCTATGAATTCATGGTTTTGTGGTAACGCAAGAGGTGATAGTGATGAAGAGTGGGAAGAAGCAGGAGCTCCTACTGCTAAAAAGATAGCGGATGAATATGAACTAGCAATTATTACTGCAGGTATCATTCCTTATAATAATTTATTAGCTAGTGGCTGGGTTAAAGCAACTATGGAGAGCGGTTGGAAAGCTTCCTTTGCACAGGTATTTAATTCAGCAAGTGTACCACCTGAAGGTTTAGATTTAGGTGCACCTAATTGGATGGCTGCAGCAACTGGTACAGTTAATGCTTGGGCAGCTGCTCAATATCAACCTGTACCACCACACCCTCCAACAGTAGCACCAGCTCCCGGTGTAACTCAATTAGATCCAGGACTTGGAGCAATACCAGGTCTTGCATCAACTATTAATGATGCATTTCATTCTAATAACTGTGGAGCTATAGCAGGAATACTTGTATCTGGATTTACACAGCATTTAACAATGATATCTGGACTGTACACTGGTTTAGTACCTACTCCAGCTGGTCCAGTACCAACACCTATACCATGGATGGGAGTTGCATAGAAATTTTAATCAATAAATTAAGATAAGTTATATTTATATATGATAAAGTATATTTAGAGGAAAATTATGTCTACAAACAAAATAGCACAAGTTATAAGAAAGATTGTTCGTGAAGAGGTACGCAAAGAAGTACGTCAAGTATTAAATGAGCAAAAAAATAAAAAAGTTACGTCTAATGATATGAAAAGTGGGTTAAAGCATGCTTTAGGTTTAGCTGATAGTATTGAAAGACGTTCAAGAAAACCTAAAAAACAAGTTGAGTATACGAAAAATAAAATGTTAAACGATATACTTAATGAAACTGCAGGTGAAATACAGTCAGGTAATTCATCTAGATTAACATCAGAAACAGGTGGATATGATACAATGGGTGGACAGGTATTAACTTCAAATAATGCTCAAACGTTTGATAGAAACTCTCTAGCAGCTAAACTAGGTTATGGAGATATGACTCAGACAGGAACTCCTTCAGTAGCGGAAATGATACCTACTACTGACGTACGAGGGGTAGCTAGTCATACAACAGATGTAGATCCAGGTGTAGCAAAAGCATTAACTCGTGATTATAGTGAATTAGTAAAAAAGTTTAAGAAATAATGTTAGATAAATTTGAAAGCGAAGATATAGCGTTAGGAATTGCCCTACCATTTGGTCCAGGTCAATCTAATTTTAAGCTAAACTATACAACTCTAGATCAAGCTAGAACTAATATAGTAAATTTGCTTTTAACACATAAAGGTGAACGATTTATGCAACCCGATTTTGGAACTAATTTAAGGCGATTTTTATTTCAACCTAACACTTCTAATACAGGTCAGCAGATACGAAACGAAATTATTAGTGCTATTAAATTTTGGTTACCTTATGTAAACCTAGAAAATATATCAGTTGATAGATCAGTAGAAAATATAGATCAATATAGAATAAATGTAGCATTAACCTTTTCAGTAACAAACGATATAACTAATTTTACTTCGGTAACATTTAAGTTTGCATCTGATGGAACAGTAGCAGTAATGAATTTGTAAAACATGGCATCAGTAAACGAAAAAATAGCTAAAGATATAAAATATACCGGTAAGGATTTTGCTACTATTAGAAAAAATCTAATAGACTTTTCAAAAACTTATTACCCTACAACTTTTAATGATTTTAATGAAGCGTCACCTGGTATGATGTTTCTTGAAACTACAGCATATGTAGGGGATCTATTAAGTTTTTATTTAGATAAGCAGTTTAAAGAAACTATGCTTCCTTATGCAACTGAAAGAAAAAATATAGTTGCTTTGTCACAAGCTTTAGGGTACAGACCAAAACAAGCTATAGCAGCTCAAGTTGATATAGATATATTTCAAACAGTACCATCTATAGGTGTTGGGAAGAATAACAAACCGGATTTTAGATATGCATTAGTTCTTGAAGCTGGTATGAGAGTTAAATCAACTAAAGGATCAACCTTTAGACGTGGTCTACCGGTAGACTTTTCAATATCTGGTTCACAATCACCAACTGAAATATCAGTATTTTCTACTGATGATACTACAGGTGAACCAACTTATTATTTACTACGTAAGCGTGAGTCGTTTGAATCCGGTAATACGGTAACTCAAACATTTACATTAGGTGAAGCACAACCATTTTTGCAATTAGCATTATCTAATACTAATGTTATAGAAATAATTAAATGTACAGATTCAGATGGCAGAGAATGGTCAGAAGTGCCATTTCTAGCTCAAGATACAGTATTTAAGCAAATACAAAACAATCAATACAATGATCCAGAACTTACCGACTATAATGCAGAAACGCCTTATTTATTAAAACTTAAAAAGACTTCAAAACGATTTATAACTAAAGTTAGAGAAGATGGTAAAACAGTTCTTGAATTTGGATCTGGTACATCAACTAGACCGGACGAAGAAATAGTTCCTAACCCTCTTACTGCTGGTTCTAATCTACCTAGCGCTACACCTCTCAGTAGAACATTTTTAGATCCATCAAATTTTATGTATACTAAAGCATATGGTGAAGCACCTTCCAGTACAACCTTAACTGTAGAATACACTATAGG